AGGATCGAGGGCAACTATTTTTGTCCTCGGTCCTCTGGTCCGCACTGATGCAGATGCGGCATACGGCGAAACCTCTTATGAAGCCATTCGCTCCAGTCTCCAGATTGCTCTCGACGACCCATCTGTTGAGACAATCGAGCTTTTCATAAATTCGCCTGGCGGAGATGTCTCCGGGCTTCCCGAACTCGCCGGATTCATCGAGGGGGCCGCCAGGCAGAAAAAGATGTGCGCATGGATCGACGGACTTGGAGCTTCGGCTGCCTATTGGCTCGCCTCAGCTACCGGCGACATCCGCACAAGCCCCAGCGCTCAGGTCGGGTCCATCGGCGTGCTGTATGTGCATGACGATATGACTGACTTTCTGAAGAGCTTCTTCGGCATCGAGAGAACATGGATGCAGGCCGGCAAGTACAAGACGGTCGGGGCTCCCAAGAAACTTTCCGAAGAAGAGAGAGCGGCAATCCAAGCTCAGTTGGATGCTGTCTACGACAAGTTCACAACGTTCGTTGCCAGCCGTATGGGGCTGGACCTTTCCGAGAAGGGAGCCTGGGCAGACGGACGACTGTTTACCGGAGAAAGGGCTCGGGACCTGGGCCTGGTTACTGAACTGCAGCCCTTCCGTGAATCGGCCGCAGGAACACATTCAACATGGGGGAATACCATGGATACCAAAACGACGGAACCCGTCGGGAAGACGGCTGAAGTCCGTGAGGCCGAAATTCTGGCTATTGCGGGCGTTGTGCTCGGCGAAGATGCGCAGAAGCGTCTTGCCGGAGCTCTTGGAACTAAACTGACGGCTGAACAGCTCGAGGCACAGAAGGATTTCTGGAAGCCTGCTGCACAGGCGGTCTCTGCGACAGAACCGGCCCCAGTCAGAAAAGTTAACGATATGCAGAAACTTATTGACGACACAGTGAAAGCTCAGCTCAGTGCCCTGCTTCAGAGTGCCGGGCCTGTTTCCGCTGCCAGCGTGAAGAAAGACGACAAACGCACTCTGATTGAGCAGATCGGCCGCTATGGGGAGGGAAAGTAATGGAATCCACCGCTGAATACACCCGTAAGTCCATTTTTATGGACCATCCGCTTGTCCTGACTGACGTCTGGGCCAAGGCCTCCGCGGCTACAAATTTCAAGGCAGGATCCGTCCTGATGGTGTCTGACGGTGTTGTTTCTCTGGCCACAGACGCCATGACTGCCGCCACACTTCTCGGCGTGCTCCCCGGAGAGGCCACGGTTGGCACTGAAGACACGAGAATCACTGTTGTCCGTCATGGGCACGCTAGCCTGGATCAGCTTGTTCTTGCTTCCGGCGCAACGCCTTCCAAAGTGGCTGCTGTTCTCGCCGCTGCCGGCATCTACGCTGAGTAGGAGGTTCTAAAACTATGGCTTTTACGCTTGATCAGTTTGACACTGTTGCCCTGACCGGCATCATCCGTCTGCGCCCCCCGAAGTGGAGCCTTTTCTCCACCTTTTTCAAACCGCAGGCTCCTTCTGAGACCGACATCTTTGAACTGCACACCAAGGCCTATCAGTACGGCGTGCTTCCTCCTGTCGGTGAATACTCTGCCGGCACGCTCATGCAGCCTCAGGGCTGGGAAATCTCTCAGGTAAAAGCCCCGCGTTTCCGTACGAAGAGACTTTTCCGTGCCGCGGACGTCCTGATGAAGCGCCAAATCGGCCGCTCCCCGTATGACCTGGAGTCTGATCCTGTTACCCGTCTTGTGGCTGAGGATATGGATGCCCACAGGATGGAGCATGACCGCATGATCGAAATCATGTGTGCCCAGGCTGCCACAGAAGGAAAAGTTACCCTGTACGACCTGGACAACGGAGCTGCCAAGGCTGCTTTCACTATCGACTACGCCCGCCCCGCCAGCCATACCATTTCCGTTGCCAAGGCGGATCAGTGGAACGCGGAAGGATCTGATCTCTTCGGGCAGATCGACGCTGCTTCTACGCTTATTCAGGAAGATGCCGACGGTCTTCCGGCCACGGATCTCATTATGGGCGCGGCTGCCTTTGCAGCCTTCCGCAACCATCCTGACGTGGTCGATATTATGGACAACAGGACTATAGACGCCGGTGGTGCGCTGTCCTTCCGCGTCGCTCAGCTCAACAAGGGCACCTGGAACGGCCTGCGCATCTGGACGTACTCTGGCACCTACAAGGATATCGACGGCACGGTGAAACACTTCATTGACCCCGATGACGCTGTCCTTCTGGCCCGCGATGCTGAATCCGTCATCGAGTACGGCCGTCCCATCGACCTCGACTGCGCTGGTGCCACGACATATTTCGCCAAGCAGTATCGCCAGGATGATCCTTCCGGCGTCTTCACTGTAGCTGAATCCCGTCCGCTGCCTGTAACCCGGCATGCTGGGTGGGCTGTCCGTTTTGACAGCGTCACCGGCAACTAAGAGGAGGCGCCCCCATGAAAGTTCGTCTGAAAAACGCGTTTTGGATGGGTGGGCGTCTCCGTATGCCTGGCGAAGAGGTGGAGCTCGAAGACGACGAGGCTGCCCGTTTTGAGGAAGCTAAACGGTGTGTCCGTATTCAGCAGCCTGCGCAGACGCAAACGCCGCGTCAGGAAAAGAAGACGGAGAAAGGCAATGCCTGAAAGCGATTTTGAGATTCTGATGGATTTTGTTCTGGCGTGGGAGGGGCGCGTTTTTGAGGATGACTCTGACGACCCCGGCGGAGCGACCAAGTACGGCCTTTGCCTGCGTTCACTTAAACAGCGTGCGCAGTCCGATTACTCCTGGCTGACGTCCATTGGTGTGCGTCTGCCTGTCGACAGGGAAAGCATAAGGGCTCTTACTGAACGTCAGGCTTACAGGATGTACGCCAGATACTACTGGGATCCTCTAGACAGGTTCGGCCTTGGCAGGAAATCCAGAGGTGCGATGTTTGACACAAGCATCAACTGCGGCCTGCAAAGAGCCGTTTCCTGCATGCAGAGATTTATCGGAACTGAGGAAGATGGCATTGCCGGCCCGGTGACACTTGGTGTTGCCAGGTCCTACCCGGACAAGGAACTCGCCTCTGGCATCCTCGCCAACAGGATGCAGTTCTATGAGCGGCTCGTCCGTTCGAAGCCAGTCATGAAGAAGTATCTACGGGGATGGCGGAACAGGGTGAACGCTCTGGCCGACTTTCTGGGGAAGTTCTGATGAGAATAGTCCTTGTGATTTCTGTCTGGCTGCTCCTCGCGGCAGTGTGTTTGAACTTTTGGGACCTTCACAAGAAAAACGAGGCCCTCATTGAACGCATGGAATCGCTGGAACAGGCAGTAGAGCAGAGGGACAGGGACCTGAAGCAGGCTGAAGAAGCCTGGCAGCAGAAGAGGGAGGCTCTTGATGAAATGGAGAAAGCAAATCCCGATTTTTATAATCAGCCTCTCCCTGACGGCTCTGACAGGCTGTTCGGTAAAGGCGGTACAGGAACCAGCCGTCCCTGATACCTGGCTTCAGCCGGTAGAAGCGAGGGAGTGGACACCGCAAACTGTAGGAGAGGCCCTTGAATGGGGGCTTGAGCGACAGAGAGGGCTTGAAGAATGCAACGCGAATATCCGAGCGATCCGCTCCGCCCTGCGCGGCACAAAACGCGACTGAAGCTGCCTCTGCGGGCCCGCCGGTGGCTGTTTCGTCTGGGAGTTCTGCTTTTTAGCCTGATTGTCTGTGCTATCGCATGGGCCGTGGGGACGGGCAGAGAAATTTCAGATGTGGCGGCAGGCGTCCTGAGGCTTCTTCTTGAGGTGCTCCTATGGATATAAAGGTGGATATCCTGGCTTTTCTCCAGGTGGTGACTCCTGTGCTTGTCGCTATCGTCGGGTTTGCCGCGAAAATGATCCTTCAGGAAATACGTGAACAGAAAGAGGCCCTGAAAGACTACGTCAGGCAGGAAGAATGCCGCCTCCACCGGGAGAGACTCGAACATGAAATGCGGGCTCTTAAAGGAGAAAGGCAGTGAGTTTCAGGGGTGTACTGGCCGCGGATGCGGAAGATGTATTCCTCGATCTGGATGCTTTTGCCGATGAGCACATCTTTATGGGACAGAAAGTGAAAGCAGTGGTTGAAGAGGCGCACGACAGTCTTAATAACGGCGCCAGAGGTGATTTCGTTGACGCCACAGCCCTGGCGATCATCTCTCAGAGGCTTGTTGTCAGGATTAAGGCAGGCGTGCTTACACGTCTGCCTGTCCCCGAAGAGGACGTCATGCTCGACGGACTCAGGTATCAGGTTGAGAAGATTACCCCGCAGTTTGGCATGAACGACATCACGCTTGTGCGGAGCTACGCATGATAAGCATCGAGTTCGACACAAAGGGCATGGAGAGGATTCTTTCTCCTCTGGCTGGCCTCCCGAAAGAGATCACAAAGGCTTTGAAGCTGGCAGCCAGAAGGACCGGACAGTCTCTCCGTTCTGACATCCGCAAGGGCGTCAGGGCTGAATCGTATCTGCGTGGCGGCGACATCGGCAAGGCGTTCGGTGTCCTGGAGGTTAAAGAGGCCGGTACTGCCGTGACAGCGTCTTTCCGCGTTGCCGGGGGGTGGCTCCCCGCCGATCATTTTAAGCTCATTCCCAACAGAGTGACTGCCCGAAAGAGGGTGAGATCCGTCAAATGGCCCAGCGCCGGGTTCAAGATCGGACCTTCTGAGCCCGTCAGAAGGCCCGAGGGCGGAAGCGGTCTTTCAAAAGCTTTCATTATTCTTCTGAACGGCAAGAAGATGATGTTCCAGCGCTACGGGAAAAAATGCGGTGCGCTCGAAAGGGTGCCCGGCTATTCCGTACAGTATTTTTCCGTTTTCGATCGTGTGCAGAAACCTGCCATGGAGCGGGCGCGCTCCACGTTCGAGAAGCGTCTTGCTCATGAAGTGGAACGAATCATCGGGAGGCTGAGATGACCGTTTTCCCTCTCATGTGCGCCCTGAAACGGGGTCTCGTTCAGGAGCTTTCCGATTTCCTTTTGCCCGATGCTGACCGCAACGGAACAGTCAGCTACCCAAGCCTGCCCCCGGCAGTCTACATCGGCTCCCTCCCTTCAAAGACGGACGAGAATCAGGTGCCTTTTGTCCTTATTCAGGATCTCGGGGGAAGTCTTCTCAGCGACAAAGTTCAGAGTGTGAAGATTGCGTTCAGGTGCGCAGTCCAGGCTGAAGACATTGAAGACGCCTGCGAGGATTTGCACAATTTAATGTCCCGCGTGGCCAGCTATTGTGCAGGCACGCAGACCGTCCCCCTCGAGGGTAGGTACCGCCTCGGTTTCTGGGAAGGGGACAGGCTTATTGACTGGGGCCGTCCAGACGGCCAGGCACAGTCCTACCAGGAGGGCGTCATTTTGACCCGCTGGGAACTTCCGGCGGGAAGTTAATAAGGAGACATACTCTATGGCTCAGTATCGACACGGCGTATATATCCAGGAGCAGGCGACTTCTATTGCCACTCCTGCCCAGGCAAATTCCGCACTCCCGGTTTTCGTGGGAGTGGCACCGGTCCATAACCTTACAGACTCTTCCGCGGCGCCGGTGAACGAACCGAAGCTTATCTATACCTTCTCCGAGTTCGTTTCCACGTTTGGCGCTCCTGGTGATGACGAAAAAAAGGAAGATTTTCCTCTTTACCAGGCTGCTGAAGTCTACCTTGGCCGCTATGGTGTGGCCCCTGCCGTCTTCATCAACGTCTTCGACCCTTCCAAACATAAGGGCGAAAACGGCGTAGCAGACGTGTCAAAAGTTAAAGACGAAGATATCATCGGAGGTGTTGACTCTTCCGGAAACCGTACTGGTCTTTCTTTGGTGGATGAAGTCTATCCCCGTTTCCGCCTGGAACCCGGTCTTGTCCTGGCTCCTGGCCGCAACGAACCTGCCGTATCCATCGCAGTCGCTGCCGCGGCTTCCGGCGTTTCCGGGTTCTTCAAGGCCATGGGGCTCTTCGGCGTGCCCGCTTCTGTCTCTGACCGCTCCAAGGTTGCAGCCTGGCTTAATGACAGCAATCTCACGCTGGAAAACTGCTGCTGTTTCTTCGGCGACTGCACGTATAACGGAGTCTCTGAGCCCGGCACCATCCATCTCGCGGCCGCTATGGCTTCCAGAGACGCTGCCAACGGCGACGTCCCCTTCTGGAGCCCGTCCAACTATCAGCTTTTGTGTGAAGGGCTCGTTCATGCGGGCAAAGAGCTCCACCTAACTCCGCTCGAGGCGGCCGAGCTGAACGGCAACGGCGTTGTGACAGGCCTCAATATCATCGGCGGCCTCCGCGTATGGGGCGATCAGACGGCCGTCTACCCCGGGAACACAGATATCAAGGACGCCAGTATTCCGGTCAGAAGGATGTTCAACTGGATTGGCAATACGCTCATCCTTACCTGCTGGCAGTATGTTTCCACACCTCTGCGCCGCCGTCTCATTGAGACGGTACAGGATACGTTCAACTGCTGGCTGAATGGTCTCGCTGGCAAGGAATACATCCTTGGCGGGCGTGTCACGTTCGAGGCGGATGAAAATCCGACGACGGATCTGCTGGCAGGAAAGGTGACCTGGCATGTGTATGTCACACCTCCTCAGGCCGCCCGCGAGCTGACCTTTACGCTCGAGTATGACCCCGGCTACCTCAGCACTCTGTTTGGCGAATAAGGAGGACTAAAAAATGTCTGAATATCTCGCGGCGACTACGCCAATCCCTACGGTTCTCACCAACGCCCGCGTTTATCTCGAGGGGGCTTCCCAGCTTGGTCTGGCCACGGTGGAACTTCCCAGTTTTGAATATATGACCGAAGACGTCAGCGGTCTCGGCATTGGTGGTGAGCTGTCCATGCCCGTCAAGGGGCACTTTAAGTCCATGTCCCTCAAGCTCACCTGGAATACCGTCACGACTGACCTGCTGGCCCTCATGTCGCCTGAAGGGCATCACCTCGACATTCGCGGGAACCTTCAGGACCTCGATGCGGCCACGCATCAGTTTGTGGACAGGGCTGTAAAAATCGTCGTCAGGGGTATGCCTAAGACCATCGGCCTTGGCAAGATGGAGGCAGGAAAGAAGATGGAACCCGAGACGGAATTTGAGTGCGAATATATTAAAATCTGGATTGGAGGCAACGAGCGTGTCGAAGTCGACAAGCTCAACATGATTTGTTTCGTTAATGGAACGGACGTGCTCTCCTCCGTGAGAAATAATCTTGGCATGTAGGGTAGAGTAGGAGGAGAAAAATGTCTGAGCATGAAATTTTGAAGCTCAATCATCCCGTCATTCTCGCAGACGGTAAGAAGCTCGACCATCTCGAAGTCCGGCGTCCCACCGTGGGTGACATCCTCGACCTTCCTCCGGACGGGGGTGATGTCATTCTTCGCTCTGCCAGACTGGCTGCGCGCCTGTGTGGCCTGAACATCGAGGATCTTCGTCTCCTGGATCTGCAGGACTTCGATGCGCTTGATGACATGGTTGCCCGATTTCGCAATCCCGTCCAGGGATAGCCTTATGGAGGCAGCTGTCGTGCTCGGGAGGTTGGCAGGAATGCCTCTTTCCGATGTGCGGCGGCTGCCGGCTGATGGTGTGTCTGAATGGCTGGAAGCCGCAGAGCGTGTGAACGCAC